GAACTTTCCTATTACGATTCCAATAATCGTAGAAATCACACAAATTTTTTAATAATGGCAAACAGAGATTTATTCAAGCAAGCTATTGCTGAAGCTAAATCTATTAGAGAAGCCGCTATTGCTAACGCTAAAGAAGCTTTAGAAGAGTCTTTAACTCCGCACTTAAAAGATATGTTAGCTGCTAAACTTCAAGAAATGGAAGATTCCAAGGTTGAAGAAGAAGTAGTAAACGAAGTCGAAGAAGAAGTGGAAGAAGCTGTAGAAACTACTAACGAAGAGTCAGTAGAAGAAACAGTTGAAGAAGAAGTATCTGAAGAAGTTGAAGAGGGTATGCACAGCGACGACGAAGATAAGATGGAAGAATCAGACGTAGTAGAAGCCGAGGATGACTCAGAAGAATCTGAGGACGAAGCAGAAGGCGACGAAGAAGCTGAAGCCGAAGAGGAAGATGAGGATATCGAAGTTAAAGACATGGAAGTCGATGACTTGAAAAACCTTATCAGAGACATCATTGCTCAGGAAATGGGTGACGGTGGAGAAGAAGAGCTAGGAGTAGACGACATGGACGCAGGTGCAGAAATGGAACCAGCAATGGACGACATGGAAGCAGGTGCTGAAGATGACGAAATCGATCTAGACGAATTATTAGCCGAGTTAGAATCAGCTACTAACGAGGAAGTAAAAGAAGAGGTTACTGAAGAAGTAGAAGAAGAAGTAAACGAAGAAGTAGTAACTGAAGAAGAAGTTAAAGAAGAAGATAATTCTGAATTAACAGAAGCTTTAGCAACTATTGAAACTTTACAGAATCAATTACAAGAGGTAAACCTTCTTAATTCAAAATTAATGTATGTTAACAAAGTATTCAAAGCTAATAACCTTAGTGAGAGTCAAAAAGTTAATATCATCGCAGCTTTCGATAAAGCTGAGACAGTTAAAGAAGTAAAATTAGTATTCGAAACTGTTTCTGAAAACGTAGTAAATAAAAAAGCTACTAAAGTTAACGAAAGTAAATTAGGTATGGCTTCTAAGCCAACTGGAACTACTGCTACTAAACCAGAAGTAATTTCAGAAGTATCTGATGCGGTTAGAAGAATGCAAAAATTAGCTGGTATAATTTAATAACAATAACTTTTTTTTAAACTTAATTTATCATGGAATTAAACAACCTATTAGAAAGCGCAAACGGGTACAAAGCCCTACAAGAAGACGCTAAAAGGTTAGCTGATAAGTGGGGTGCTTCTGGGTTGCTTGAAGGATTAAACGAAAAAGAATCTTCAAACATGTCTATCATGTTAGAGAATCAAGCAAAACAAATCGTAGCTGAGCAATCATCTACAGGTACTAACGCTATCGGCGCTGCAGGTGGTGGATCTGAGCAATGGGCAGGAGTTGCTTTACCTTTAGTAAGAAAGGTATTCGCACAAATCTCATCTAAAGATTTCGTCTCTGTACAACCTATGAACTTACCTTCTGGTTTAGTATTTTACTTAGACTTTAAGTACGGTACTGCTGGACACGGTAAAACTAACGACTCTAGCTTATACGGAAACGTATCAGTAGTAGACAAAATCGGAGTAGACGTAGATCCTTCTGGTGGTTTATACGGTGCTGGTGCATTCGGATATACTATCGCAACTGGATCTGATGTTACTTTATCATCTAAAGCTACTGGTTCTGCAGCTTCTGCATCAGTAAACTTTGACGATGACAAAGATCCTGCTGATTACTTTACAGTAACTGAAGCAGCTCCTTCTGGATATGACGCAGACGGTGTAAGAGCATTCAGAATCTTATCTGGTTCAACTGACATTACTACTAACCCTGAATTTACTTACGTAGACGGTAGTGGTAACTTAGTATTCGTTGTTGCTAAATCTGCAACTGCAGCTACTAGCATTACTGGTGCTATCAAATGGCACGTAGCTCCATCTGACAACTCAAGAGGAGACTTCGAAGACAATCCTGCTGGATCAATCAATATCCCAGAAATCAACGTAGAGTTAAAATCTGAGGCAGTTGTTGCTAAGACTAGAAAGTTAAAAGCACAATGGA